GCGCATGAAGTGCCCCGCCTGCGTCTCCCTCAGCCTGCGCAGCACCTTCCACGAGCGCCGGCTGAAGGACACCGGCGAGGTCGAGCGGTTCTTCGACGAGGACGACAAGAAGCACGTCCACGACCACGGCGTGCTCACGGTCGTCATGACCTGCTCGAACAAGCATTCCTACCGCCAGACGCTGATGGGGCGATGCCCGGTCGCGGGCTGCGCCTGGAACGACAAGCCCGAGGTCAGGGCGCAGAACGAGCCGATCGCGGGAGCCAAAGCCAATGCGTGAGGTCGCACCAGGCCTGTTTGTCGGCAACGAGCGCGACGAGCAGGAGATCAGGGGCAAAGACGGCTGGGCGTTCGTCCACGCCTGCAAGGAGCCCTACCACCGCGAGGCGCTGGGCTATACCGAGCGCGGCGCGCCGAAGGAGCACGTGGAGTACCTGTACGCCCAACGCGGCGACCGGCTCTGCCTCAACCTCGTCGACGTCGCCGACCCGAAGTATGTGCACGCCGAGATCGTGAACACCGCGCTCGACTTCATCGCCGACCGCCTCGCCGAGGGCAAGCGCGTGCTGGTGCACTGCAACCAGGGCATGTCGCGCGGTCCCTCGATCGCCTTCTCCTACCTCGCGAAGCAGGGCCTTCTTGGCTACGGCACCCACGCCAAGGCTGAGGACCGCTTCCGGGATCTCTACCCCGACTATGCGCCGGCCGAAGGCATGCGGGGATTCCTCCGGCAGAATTGGGACGACCTGCGCCCATGAGCAACGCCGTCGCCGACCATCTGCAGCGGGTGCTCGACCACCTGCGCAAGAACGGCTGGCGGCAATTCCCCGACGATATACTTTTGCCGCCTGCGGGCGAGCCGTGCTGTGTCACAATGGCGGTGGCCCACGAGGGATCGTGCAACGACTGCAACAACGTCGTGCGCGGCCACATCGAACGCGCGATCGAGGCGCTGCTCCCGGATACGCTTCCGGTCGGCCGCGACCGCCTCATCCTCTGGAACGACGCGCCCGGCCGGACCTTCGCCCAGGTCGAGACCGTGATCGAGCGCGCCATCCAGGACGCAAGGACAATCCAATGAGCCTCCCGACGCTGCACCGCGGCTACATCGCGATGCTCTGCAACCTTGCCGACAATGGCGGATCGGGCGAACTCGACCGCCATGGCCGCGTCGTGGTCGGCCCGACCAAGTCGCTGATCGCGGGTTCGCCCGAGGCCTGGCTCAAGCTGGTGACCTACGGCCTCCTCGCTGGCGAGGAAGGCAAGCTGATCCTCACCGAGGCCGGCCGCGCCGAGGCCAAGCGCTACAGCGATGGACTGGTGGCCGGGGTGGAGATCGGGGGATGAGCTTCGAGAGCATCACGGTCATTCACCCGTGGCCGCCGTTCACGCGGATTGCGATCGATGTGGTCAAGCGTTCGCCGCTCGCGCCTCGGTTGATGGCCATCCCCGGCGAGGTCCTTGTCCCCGCGACCGACGCCGACTGGCACGGCGAACTGGTCGAAGGGCGCTACGAGGCGCCGCCGGAGGAAGCCGCACCGGCGGCTTGACCGCCCACATGCGTCCGTTGCGCGCCGAGCGATATGCCCACGGCGCGCGGCAAACGATTATCGACTACATCACCTGCCGACTGCCCTACATGGACTTCGAGGAGGCCGAGCGCTTCTACCCGGCGCTACGCGATTGCGATATGCAGCCGCACGAGGTGGCGCTGCTCGGCTGCAATGACCGTTACTTCCTGCTGACGCGGCTGTGCCACCGCAAAGATGCGGTGCACCCTTGGGTGTATGAGCGCTGCCGTGAGGTCGAGGCCGAGCCCTATGGGTTTCTTGACTTATGGGCGCGTGGCCACTTTAAAGCGGTTATGCTTGACGAACGAGTCCCCACACCCAGCGGGTGGGCGCGTCACGGCGACCTGACGCCGGGCGATCTGGTCTTCGGGCCCGATGGCAAGGCTTGCAAGGTTCTCGCGCGCACGCCGGTGTTCACCGACGCCGATTGTTACCGCGTGACGTTCGACGATGGTTTCGCGACGGTGGTCAGCGGCGACCACCTGTGGACCGTCAACTACGTATCGCGCGAGCGGATCAAGGGCGAGCCGCACCGCCGCGTCGGCCTGACCGAGAAGACGGTCACGACACGGGAATTGGCCAACGGGCTGCCGCAGTATTGCAGCACGCGGCTGATCGAGCCTCTGGAGTATCCGGAGGCCGGGTTGCCGATCGATCCCTACATCCTCGGCTGCTGGCTGGGGAACGGCAACGCGGACTCCGCGCGCATCAAGAAGGCGGCGACGAAGCGCGTCCCGGATGTCTACTTGCGCGCATCGGCTGACCAGCGGCTGGCGCTGCTGCAGGGTCTGATGGATACGGACGGCCACTGCGATCCGCGCGGAACGGCCACGTTTGCAAACACGCGCGACGCGCTGGCAGAAGCTGTGTTCGAGCTTGCTGCTTCGCTCGGCATGAAGCCGCACAAGCGCAGGGTCGATACGACGGTCAAGGACAGGCCCTACACGTTCTGGCAGGTTTCGTTTCAGGCCTACCAAAACCACCCGCCGTTCAGATTGAAGCGGAAGCTCGCGCGATGCTTGAGCGGGGAGCGCAAACACCCGCGCCGCTACTTCCGCGAGATCGAGCCCGTGGCGCCGGTCCCGGTCTCGTGCATCCAGGTCGATCGGCCAGATGGCCTCTACGTCATCGGGCGCCACATGGCGGTGACGCACAACTCGACGATCAAAACCTTCGCCGGCACGATCCAGGAAATTCTGATCGACCCGGAGATCACCATCGGGATCTTCGGCAACACCAAGGACATCAGCCGGCCGTTCCTCTCGCAGATCAAAAGCGAGCTTGAGAGCAACGAAGACCTCAAAAGCTACTACCCGGACGTGCTGTGGGCGAACCCTCGGCGCGATGCGCCGGCCGCTGGAAAGCAATGGTCGATCGAGGGCGGGATAACCGTCAAGCGCACCGGCAACCCGAAAGAGGCCACCGTCGAGGCGCACGGCGTGATCGACGCGATGCCGACCGGCCGCCACTTCCGGGTGCTGCGGTTCGACGACGTCATCACCGAGAAAAACGTCACCAACCCGGACCAGATCGCCAAGGCGTCCGAGCGGATTCAGCTGGCCGATAACCTGGGCCATACGCTTGGGACGCTGAAGGACTTCACGGGCACCCGGTACAGCTTCGCCGACACCTACGGCCAGATGATCCTCCGCGAGGAGGTCATACCGCGGATTTATCCCGCGACCGAGGACGGCTCCCTCGACGGCGTGCCAGTGCTGTTCACGCCGAAGGTGTGGGAGGACAAGAAGCGGGCGCAGCGCTCGACCATCGCAGCGCAGATGCTGCAGAACCCGCTGGCCGGCCAGGAGAACACGTTCCGCGTCGAATGGCTCCAGCCGTTCTACGTGCTGCCGACGCTGCTCAACGTCTACATCATGGTGGACCCGAGCCGCGGCAAGAACAAAACCTCGGACCGCACCGCCATGGTGGTGCTGGGCATCGACACCGCCGGAAACAAGTACCTGATCGACGGGTACTGCCACCGGATGCCGCTGTCCGAGCGCTGGAAGAAGCTCGAAGGCCTGCACCGGAAATGGTCGAACGTCCCGGGCGTGCAGTCGGTCAAGGTCGGCTATGAGCGCTACGGCGCGCAGTCCGATGACGAATACTTCGAAGAAAAGATGCGTCTCAATCCGGAGACGCGCTTCGACTTCATCGAATTGAACTGGACCGGCGAGCAGGGCGGCGAAAGCAAGAAACACCGCGTCGAGCGGCTCGAGCCGGACTTCCGCGAAGGCAACTTCTACGTCCCGGCAAAGTGCTGGTTCCCGAAGCATGCGACCACGCTTGGCCCGAATGCCACCGACGCCGAGCGTGTTGCCGAGCGCGCACGCACCAACGGCGACGCCCATTGGTACCTCGAACAGGGTACCTCGGAGATCAAATACAAGCCGATCCTCGGGCCGCACGCGCAGGAGCGCTCGGCGCGCTCCAACGAGGAGACGCGCTGGCGGATCATGGCGCCGCTGCGCCGCCTCGATGAAGACGGCGCGATCTACGATCTCACGATCGTGTTCTTCGAAGAGTACCAGCTGTTCCCGTTCTCACCGCGCAAGGACCTGATCGACGCCATGTCCCGGATCTACGACATGGAGCCGAACAAGGCACAGCGGTTCGAGACACCGCAAGTCGAGGACTACGCAGATTCATGAGCTTGGTGTGTGGGCGCGATCATCCCGACGCGACCTGTGCGCCGGGCGGGCGCTCGCCTGTGCTCCCCGGGCGGGCGCCGGCTATTCGGTTGCCATGATGCCAAAGCAACCAAACCCGAATTCAGGAGGCGTTTTGTCAACCAATACGGTCCTTTGGTGATGGCGCTGTCGACCTACCAGCGCGCCTGGCTGGAGAACGCCTATCGCGACGGATGGACGCTTAAGGCGGCCGCCATCGCCGGTAGCTGCTCACGGACAGCGGTCGAGCACTATTTTACCGCCTTCAAAGC